GTAACACTCGGTTCACACCTCTTCTTGAATTTCTTTTGACCCTGTAGAAGGGTTCGGAGAAAGAACAAGGCGTTAGTGTCGACATCAAGCTTCAAGCAACCGTCTCTCTCGAATATACGCAACCATAGTCCCTGGAATAGTCTAGGGACCGTGGTGCGCGAGTTAAACCCAGCTGACAAAGCTAGGTTTGACCGCGATAGTGCGGACACCTCCAAGGCACGCTCTAGGAGCTTGCCAAGGGCCGGTAGATCGATAAGAAACACTCGATCACCAACCATTCGAGAGTGGGACATGAGACGAGACAAGTCGCGTTCCATATCCAAACGGTAGTCAGGGTAGTAATCCACGACGTCTGTCAAGACGGCGCGGACGAAGCCCAGATGGTCACTATTACGGCTCTTAGACATAATCACACCTCTGTGTTTATGTCCCGTGCCTTGTAGTACCTTCCGCTGCGGAGTTACGACAGCAAGTTAAGCATGTCGTCAACGAGGCCGGCACTTCCGCTCTTCGCGAGAGCGCCGACCACGAAGTTCTTGCTCGCAGTGAAGTCATCGCCCTGGAAGACTTCGTAGACGCTGTAACAGCGCCGTACGACTTCCGGAGTTATTGAGGTAGCGAAGACTCGGTGTACCCACTCCATATTGTGACGTTCAACGTCGCGATACAGGGGTGCGAGTACTTTCTTAGGCTTGACGATCGAATGCCGGATGTAACACCGGTATTCGTCCGTCGCAGACCTGAGCATGTACTCAGAGGTATAACCGTTGTCAGCGATACGCTTCAACGACTTGGTAACACCATTGATGGTGATATCGAGGGTAGCTTCAAAGGCCATAGGACCATTTTCCTTTACTGGTTATCGCCACTTGCTGGCGATTCCAGCTAAGGTGACTAGTTGTTTCCCGCTGAGAAGCGGGGTTAGGAAACGAAAGCCAAACGACGTTGGTTGCCGGTGTTTCCACACAGCCTCCAACCTCGCAGGGGTAACCGTGAAGTCGACACTGCAATTAATGACGTGATCAGAGATCACGGCAGTTGAAGTGTTCATCACGCAGCACATGTCTGGGAAGTACTCGAACGAATTTGAGGAGGCCTCGATGAGGTCTCCGACATTCGCAAAGTAATCCACCAGCCAAGACCAGGGTAAGGCGTCCCAAAGTATACCTGGGTTCGCCCTCCACCCGTGGATCGCTGCTATAGCCTTAGAGGCTAGAGCAGTCGCGTCGGGCTTCGTGGCCATCGCTCCGAAGAGCGGTTTCCACGCAAGTGAAGCCCATTGACGTGACATAGTGTGATTCGATCTCTCGACAGTCACACCACAGATCCAGCTGTTCACCGCCAACGTCTCCGTTGAGCGGCTATGCCCCTCTGCTAAGACCCTCTGACGCTTAAGACCGCCTGGGCGGTCATAAATGGCATTCAGTTCCTTAAGTCGTCTCTCGAACTGTTGAGAGAACTTAAAGAGCTTAGCCACGTCCGAGAGAAGCGGATCCCAACCGAAATTCTGTTCGGCAACTGAGTTGCCTTTAGAGTTCGGTTTCCGCTTCCAAAGCATCTCCGGTAGTTCCCGGAGTTCGTAGATAAAGTTCAGGAAGGAAACTTCTGCCCTTCCTGGCGATGTCCACGACGCAACCTTCGTAAGGGCTGCGGCTGGGTCCATAAACTGTGCATCCGAGCCAGGCAAGAAGTCTGGAGTCGGTTGGTTCAGGTACGGATAGTTATTCAATCCGTACACTGGCCACACACCCTCGATCCCGGTTATTCGACCGGGTGAGAGCTTCCAGCGTGTAAGATCGAAGTAATTCGCGGTCTCGCGAGAGCCGTGAGTATCTTCGCATTCTTCCATGCCGGTCGCGACTTCCGACGGACGAAGGTCAGACGGATTCGAAGCTGGGTAGTGATACCCTATAAACTTCGGAAACGTGCGGCTTCTCGTACGTAGGATAGGAGGCACAATAAGTAAGCTTTCGTTGCAGGGACGCATTCTTGCGCGACTCTTGTCAGAGGAACCCTCGC